TGGCGCGAGCGCCTGGCCGAAGAGACCGAGAAGATCCGCCGCGAGGGTGAGACCCTGGGTAAGACCCAGGCGCAGATCGACGCCCAGATCGCTGCGGTCACCAAGCAGCTCACCCCCAAGGCCCGCAGCACCACCGACAAGACCGAAAACGCCTTCCTCTCCCAGCGCCAGACGCTGACCGGCCAGCTCGCCGACGCCGAGCAGCGCCTGCAGAACATTCGGGCCGGTACCGCGGCATCGGACAACCAGGCCATCACCCGCCTGGAAGCCTGGCTGGCCACCAATCGCCAAGCGCTCAAGCTCGACACCGAGCGCGTCGCCTCGCTGCGGGCCATGGCCGAGCAGATCGACCAGACCACCCGGGCGATCCGCGACGAGCAGGAACTCATGAAGGCGCGGGAACGCGTGGTCGAGGGCATGAAGGCCATCGACGCGCAATGGCTCGAAGACACCGGCCGCACCGCCGAAGCGGTCGCCAAACAGATCGAGGACCGCTACGCCAAGCTGCGCGCCGACCTGGTCGCCACCGGCAATGCCGACGGCCTGGCCAGGCTCGATGTGGTCATCGAGACCGACAAGGCCCGCGCCCAGCTGGCCCAGCTGCAGCAGAACATCGAGCAGGTCTTCGCCAACCAGGCGCGCCAGGAGCAATCGGTCGACGCCCAGATCAATGCAGGCTTGATCACTCAACTGGCCGGGCGTGAGCGCCTGGTGCAGTTGCATCGGGAGACCGCCAACGCGATCGCGCAATACCTGCCCGAGCTCGAACGCTTGTCTCAACTGCCCGGCGGCCTGGGCGACGCGGCCTCTGCCCAGCTCGAGACCCTGCGCGCCCAGCTCATCACCCTGCGCGCCACCGCCAATGAGCTGCAGGTAGCACTCACCAATGGCGTGTCCGATGGCCTCTCGGACGCCCTCGAGGGACTGGTCAAGGGCACCATGGATCTGGGTGAAGCGGTGCGCAGCTTCGCCCGGAGCGTGGCCGATTCGCTCCTCGACCTGGCCAACCAGCAGATCACCGACACCGCCGTCTCCGGCATCCAGGGGCTGTTCGGCGCTGCGGGTGGCGGAGAGGCCGCAGGGGCCACACAGGCCGCTGCGATCACCTCCGCCGGTGCCACCGCCGCTGCCTCCATGGGCACGGGCATCACCGGGGCCGGCGCCACGGCAGCAACCGCCATGGCCACCGGTGTGACGACCGCCTCAACCACTGGCGCCGCGGCCATGGCCAGCGGCATCACCACTGCAGGTGCTGCCGCTGCGGCGCAGATGGCAGCAGCGATTTCATCAGCAAATACGGCATCGGGCGTCGCGGCGCTCTTCGCCGACGGCGGATGGACCGGACCGGGCAGCAAATACCAGCCCGCCGGCATCGTCCACGCCGACGAATTCGTGACGCGTCAGGAGATCGTCCGCCAGGCCGGCGCCGTTCAGTTCCTGACCGATTTCAATGATCGCGGCATGGTGGCGATCGAGGACTGGCGCGGCTACGCCGACGGCGGCCTGGTGGTGCCCGCGAACACGCCCAGCGCCGCCGGCGCCGCGCGCGCCTACAAGGCGCAGGAACCGGCAGGAAAGACCAGCGGCCGCACCGAGTTCAAGCAGCGGCTCGTCAACGTGCTCGATCCGAACCTGTTCCAGGACTACATGACCAGCGCGTCCGGAGAGGACGTGCAGTTCAACTTCATCAGCCGAAATGCGGGCCGGATCAACCAGATTCTGAGGAATTCCTGATGGCCAGCGAGATCGACACCGCGTCGAATATGGAAGACCTGTTCAGCAGGATCATCACCTTTTTGACGACGAATGCGAGCTTGGTTGCGGATACCCAGCAGTGGCAAGTACTTCGGCAGCGCCGCGACAACATTGCTGCGCTCACAACATCGATCGTCCCAAATGGGACGTCATGGCGTTCCGTTTTGCAGACGTGCCGATACGATTCCCGCTCGCTCAATGTCGACAATGAGTCATCAGCGACCGCAACCATCTATTCAAACAACTTCTCTGCCGGGGTCAGTCATGTGACATGGCAGCTCCGGCAGGCGGCGGAGATCTCCGCGGTAAGGCTACGAGCGCCCGTCAGCGCTTCGTATGTGACCTACATGATCCGCAACTATCGTTTGCAGTACTCGGACGATGGCGCGGCATGGACGACTTGTCTCACCGTTGCATCAAGTCCGATCTATACGTCAGGCGAATGGAAAGATTTCGCGGTCTCGTCGCCGGGGTCCCATATGTATTGGAGGATCGTGATCGACTCAACGCAGAATGGATCCGGAACGGCCGTTTCGTGGCAGGGAATGTTGCTGTTGGAAGCCGATGGGACGGTGGCGAATCATTTCGGCAGCGAAGTGATATTCAAGTCGACCGGCACTGCGGGAACGGACGAGATATTCACTGGCATCCGATCCGAGTACGACGAGGCGGCTGGCTGGTACAACCTCTTCATGAACGGGTATACCGGCTACGACCCGAACGAGACGTCGTGGCTTAACCAACCCGGTGCGTTGCCAGGATATGGCGAAACGATCACCTGTGCGGTGCCGATGGTGCCGTGCTGGAATGCCGCAACGCCCTATTGGTTTTCAGCAAATGGGCGTTCGTTTCGATTTGCGATCAAGGTATCGACGAGCTACGAAGGCGGATATCTAGGATTCATTCTTCCCTACGCCACGCCTGGTCAGTATCCCTACCCGCTTGCCGTAGGTGGTTCGCTTGTCCCGAGAGCTGACACGCGCAATGCCGAATGGAGATATTCCTACGCGGATGCGCGTCATGGGGTCTATCCGGGGCCGGGCGCCAACGGTTCCGCAAGTGGCGATGGCGTGTGGTCAACGCTTTACCTGAGAGGTCCTGGCGGCACCTGGGGCTATTACGCGAACAGAGGGAACCCGACTTTGGTGCCTGATGGCATCTATGGTCCGAATCAGTCGTTGTCAGCTCCGTACGTGCCAAGCGGCGCCTATCGAAGCGTGTGGCCGCATTGCATGAACGACCAATGGTCAACAGGGAAGCTTCCATACCGAGAATGTCTTGGCGGTGGATATATCGCGCAGCCGTGCATCCTCGTACAGCGCGGTCCGACCACACAAATCGTGGGTGAGCTAGAGGGCACCTACGTGATCAGCGGATATGCCAACTCACCGGAAAACACCACGACGATCGGGGGCAATCCGGCCGTTCTGTTCCAGCACGCCTACCGCAACACCGTCCATGAATTCTGGGCGATCACGCTCTAACAAGCAGAGAACAGATCATGGCCTACCAAACCGGAACGTCGACGAGTGTGACCGATCTGCTGGACAAATTCAGACTATTCGCTCTCGCTCAGGACTGGACTGAAAACCGCTGGGCAGCGGTCGGTACTGGACGTGAGCTGTGCATTGCCAAGGGCTCATCGTTTTTCAACTTCAGAGCATGGTCGAACGAAACCATGTTGGTCAACGGCACGACAGTGCCGGGTAAGTGGGGTATCACGCTCAACGGATCCGACGGGTACGACGCAGGAAGCGCGTGGGACACTCAACCCGGATATCCTGTTCGGGGATCGGCATCTGGCGGCGACCAGGCTCATGTGCTCTTTCCGTTGGTGATTTCTACTGGACCATTTCCGGCCTATCACTTCTTCGCGCCAGACACCAAATCCGTCTATGCGGAGGTGGAAATCGCGTCCGGTGCGTACCTTAGATTCGGCTGTGGTGCGCTCGATCTGTTCAATCCTGCCGCGCCTGGCGGCGGTCGCTTCTGTTATGCCACCGGAGGACTTCATGTCACAAACTCGGTCGCTGCCGGGACGTGGCTGGGTTCAGATCAGGACGCTGGATCGGTAAGCATGGAGCTGGTCCCCTTCCGCGCCGCTGATTACACCGGTACGGGGAACAGCGGTGCGTCTTTTGGATCGATGGTACGCGCTCAATTCGGTTCCATCGATAACTGGGCTGGATCAGGACGGACCGTTTTGACATCGGGTCTGAAGCTGGCATGCCAAGGCGGGGGATGTCACGACAAGGTGTTGCGCGACTATAGCCCGTCCCCGTTGAACGGGGTCGGCATCCTGCTGCCGAACATCGTCAGCCTCAATATCGACAACCAGTATCTGGCGCCGATCGGCATCGTTCCCGGAATGCGCTACATGGACATGAGCGCCTACGCTCCAGGCGATGAATTCACGCTTGGTTCGGATACCTGGAAGGTTTTTCCCTGGTATCAGAAGGGTGGAATGTCTGCCAATCGCGGCATTGCCTACCTGAAGGTTTGACATGGCGGCTATCACGACCTATGCGGTGGTCGGAAACGAAGCCTTGCGCTCAGGGTCGGTCGACTGGTCGGGCGCGATCGATTCCATGGTATTCACGAATACAACGCCACCGGTTGGAATATATGGCCGTCGGGGCGACGTGTTCGTCGAACTTGTATCAACCCTTCCCATCGGCGAACTTGCTGCCCCGTTCCCTGGTTGGCACGCCACATCGTTTCTGGATGACTACTACTACCGAGTGCACGTTCTGCCTTCTCGCATTGACGTGGGAAATCTGCTCTCTACGCAGATCAGAGACGTGGAGGTCTGGAACGCATGGTTCGATGCCCAGGGGCTATCGTCGATTGATGCCGCTGGAGCCACCGGACTGACGCTGAACGGCCCGGCGCCGACGCCTACGGTGTTTGCACCGCTTGAGTCGAGACGATACGAACTCGCGATCAACGCGGATGGCCCGCCGACGCTAGATGCACAGTTCACCTTCGTTTTCACCGCGGATGCGCCGACCCTATCTGTGATCGGGCGGCGCATCGTGGGTTGGCCGATTCCAATCGACTGGTCCGATGGCGTGCTCGAGCGCCTGGAGTGGTCCACCGATCTGATGACGGCATGGTCCGCCAAGGAACAACGGGTGCGCCTGCGGGAACACCCCCGGCGATCGCTCGAGATGACCACCATCGTCGGCAACAACGTCGAGCGCCGCCTGCTGGAAAACCTGATGACGGCCTGGCAGTCGCGTCTCTATGGCGTGCCCATCTGGCCGGATGCCGGCCTCCTCGAGGTCGACGTGCCGGCGGGCGCCACTGTCGTCCCGTGCGACACCGCGACCCGGGACTTCGAGCCGGGTGGCCTGCTCGCGCTGATCTCGGATGTCGACTACGAGATGGCCGAGATCGATACGGTGTCCGGCGACAGCGTAACGATGGTGCTGCCGTTGCTGAGTGCCTGGCCGGCCGGCTCGCGTGTGGTGCCGGTGCGTGCTGCACGCATGACGGCCAGGCAGCCGCTGGCCTATCAAAGCGACGCCGTGGCCACCGCGCGGATCCAGTGGCGCCTCGATGGCGAGTGGGCCCTGGATCCAGCCATCGAGGCTGGCGACTACCAGGGCTATCCGGTGTTGAGCAGCCAGACCAACTGGCGGGACGGCCAGGAGGCGGAATGGTCCCGCACCGTCCAGGAGATCGATTTCACCACCGGGCCGGTGCTGGTCGATGATCCATCGGGTTTCAGCATCCAGTCGCGCACCCATGCGTGGCTGCTGGGCGATCGCCAGGAGACGGCGGATTTTCGCGCCTGGCTGGCCGCGCGCGCCGGGCGCCTGGTGCCCTTCTGGTTGGCCAGTGGCCAGGAGGATCTCGAGGTGGTGGCCACCATCGCGGATACCGCATCCTCGCTCACCATCGTTGCCCAGGGCTATGCGGACTATGTCGCGGCGGCCGTCGGCCGGCGCGACGTGGTGATCGTGGCGATTGACGGGCAACGCTTCTACCGCCGGATAACCTCCGCACAGCCCAACGGCGATGGCACCGAAACCGTGGTGATCGACAGCCCGCTGGGTGTCACGCTCACAGCGGCCGAGATCGCCATGGTGAGCTTCCTGCGCTTTGTGCGCCTGGCGGCCGACGCGGTCGAGATCAATCACTTGTCGAGCGAGGTCGCCGAGTCGTCGATCGCCCTGGTCGGATTGAGGGACGATGTATGAGTTACGACACCATCGAGCGATCCGCCCATGGCGCCAGCCCGGTCGAACTCTATGAGTTTCGTCGGGGTGTGCGCGCCTGGTATTACGCCACCGGCGGGTCGGACGTGGAATTCTCCGGTCAGGCCTACAAGTCGGTGCTGATCTCCCGCAACGCCATCGAGCAGAACAACGAACTGTCACGGGCAGCGCTCATGGTGTCATTGCCACGAGATGTCGACGTGGCGGCGGACTACATTCCGACACCGCCCTCTGAGGTGACCACGCTGCGCGTGTGGCGCCAGCACCGGGGCGATGACGAAACCGTGGTGATCTGGGTCGGCCGGGCGCTCAATGCCGACTGGAAGTCGAACGCGACCGTCACGCTCAACTGCGAGCCGGTCTTTTCGAGCATGCGCCGGCAGGGACTGCGCCGCATGTACCAGCGCAATTGTCCCCACTTGCTCTACGGCGCCGCCTGCGGGGTGAACGATGTCGCCTATCGGGTGCTTGGCGTGGTCGATGCGATCGCCGGGTCGGTGGTGACCGTGCCGGAAGCCGCGCTCTATGCCGACGGGACGTTTGATGGAGGGATGGCTGCCTGGTCGGACGGATCCACCATCGAAAAGCGCATGGTGCTATCGCATGTCGGCCAATCCATCACGCTGCTGGGCTATCCGCGCGGGCTATCGGGCGCGGCGTCAATGCAGTTGTTCCCGGGCTGCGGCCATCACCTGAATGATTGCGTCGCCTATGGAAATACCGACAACTTCGGTGGCATGCCCTACTGGCCGAACGTGAATCCGTTCGGCGGCGCCACCATCTTTTGAGGAGAGGGCCGTGGGATGGGACACCGTCATCTACTTGGTTGTCGCAGCCGTTATTTCGTATGCGCTGCGACCAACGCCTCAGGACGCAAAACCGGCATCCCTGGAAGACGTTGACATCCCGCTGGCCGATGAGGGCACGCCGGTGACCGTGATCTTCGGCGAGCCGTTGGTGAAGCATCCGACCACGGTCTGGTACGGCGATCTGCGCTATGTGGCCATCAAGTCGAAGGGGGGGAAATGAACGACGAACTGATCGTCCTGCATGAAGACATGGCGGCGGTGGGCTTCTGTAATCATCATGCGCGCCCGTGGGCGGTTCAACATGGGTTTGACTGGACGGACTTCATCCGAAACGGTATTCCCGCCGGTCGGCTCATCGCCACCGGTGACGCCATGGCGCTGCGCGTGGTCGAGGCGGCGCGCCGACGCATCGAGGCGCGCTGATGGGCGGCTCAAAGAAACAGACCATCGGGTACAAGTACTACCTGGGCGCGCATTTGGTGGTGTGCGACGAAGCCGACGAGCTGATCGAGATCATCTATGGCGAACGCCGAGCCTGGTCGGGTAGCGTGACAACTTCGGGACGTATCTCCATCAACAAACCCGATCTCTTTGGCGGTGAGAAGCGAGAGGGCGGTTTCGCGGGCGACATCGACGTGATGTTCGGGGAGCCCACTCAAGTGCCGAACGGCTACCTGCTGTCCCGGGCGGGCAGTCCCCAGCCTGCTTATCGTCGTCTGGTGGGTTTGGTGCTGAGGCAGTGCTACATCGCCGCCAACAATCCCTACGTGAAGGCAATCTGGTCGCGGTGGCGCCGCTATTGCAAGACCTGGTACACCGCCAAGGCCCGTATCGGCAATGGCGCCAATCCAGCGCACATCCTCTATGAGTGCATCACGAGATCCGACTGGGGGATGGGATACCCAGCATCCATCGTCGATGATGCGAGCTGGCAGGCGGCGGCCGACACGCTTTACGACGAAGGCTTTGCGCTCCACCTGGAATGGTCCGACACCGGTTCGATCCAGGACTTCATGCAAGAGGTCATCGACCACATTGGCGGCGTCATCGGGGTGTCACCCGCGACCGGGCAGTTCCAGCTTACGCTGCTGCGCGACGACTACGATCCGGACGCCCTGTTCGTGGCGGATGTCGACAACATCGTGGAACTGATGGATTACCAGACTGCAGACTGGGGTGAGCTGACCGGTCAGATGACCGTCATCTACACCAAGCATGCCAACTGGGACAAGACATCCATCACCCTGCAGAACCCCGCCACGATCCAGATCCAGCAAGCTGTCGTTGCGGACACCAGAACCTTCCGGGGCATCACCGACGACGAACTGGCGGCTCGCGTCTGCCAGCGCGAACTCAACGCCGTCTCGCTCCCGCTGGCCAAGGCCAAGTTGAGGATCAACCGCAAGGCCTGGGCGCTGCTCAAGGGCTCGGTCTTCCGCCTCATCTGGGCGCCGCAGGGCATCAACAAGATCATGCGGGTGGTCGGCATCTCGGGAGGCACGCTCACCGACGGAACGCTGACCATCGACTGTGTAGAGGACGTCTTCGGATTGCCCTCGGCCACCTACGTGAAGCCGCAACCGATCGGCTGGCAGGACCCGGTCGGCACGCCGGTGGCAGCCAGTCCGCGCCGCTTGGTCGAAGCCCCGTACTGGGACATCGCCCGGCGCCTCTCCGACGCGGACATGGCGTCGGTAGACCCCACCGATTGCTTCCTGGAAGCGCTGGCCGGGCGCAGCTTCTCCGGCGCCATCAACTACGACGTCCATACCAAGAGCGCGTCCGCATCGACCTACGTCGAACAGGGGACCGGCGACTTCTGTCCCTTCGCGACGCTGACATCACCGCTGGTTCCCGAGGTCTCGAGCACCCTCCTGTTCACACCCGGCGCCGACCTTGACCTGGTCGAGGTGGGAAGTTACGCATACATCGAGACCGAGGCGGTCCGGATTGATGCGATCGACCTGGTCGCGGGGACGGCCACCGTTGCCAGGGGTGTGCTCGACACGGTGCCGGCGGCTCATGCGTCGGGCGTCGTGATCTGGTTCGCCGATGGCTGGCAAGGCGAGGATGAAACCCAGTGGGCGACCGGTGAATCCGTGAATTGCCGCATGACGACGAACAGCGGCATCGGATCGCTCGACCTGGCCACGGCGCCGACGGACACACTGGCCATGGTCGGCCGCCAGGACAAACCCTATCCACCGGGCAATGTGAAGATCAACGGGGCCGCGTATCCCGCTTCAGTCGCCGGCGAGATCACGGTCACATGGGCGCATCGCGATCGCCTGGCTCAACTGGCGGACATCGAGCCCCAGACGGTCGGCAGCATCGGTCCGGAGCCCGGAACCACCTACCGCCTGCGCATCTACAGCGGCGCCATCCTCAAGCGGACGTACACCGGCATCACAGGCACCAGCCAGACCTACAGCACAGCCGACGAGACCGCCGACGGCGGACCATTCAACCCGATCCGCCTGGTGCTCGATAGTCAGCGGGATGGCGGGTACAGCTGGCAGGCTCACGACATCACGGTCGGGAGGGTCTGAGAAATAGAGAGAGGGCGGCCATTTGGATGCAGCAACATCCGCATGACCACCCGTACAAGCAGCAGCGTCCTGCAAGTCGTGGCCACAGCCCTCCCACCTCTGCAGAGGCAGGGCCAAGGCTACAAGTGCTTTTCTGACATGCAAAGGACTTTCGTCATGAACAACTTCGCACCCATCGTGCCCTGGATCGGCGGCAAGCGCCGCCTCGCAAAACAGCTGCTCCCGAAGTTCCCGGATCACCAGTGCTACGTCGAGCCGTTCGCCGGCGGCGCCGCCTTGTTTTTCCTTCGCGATCAACCCGCCAAGGTGGAAGTACTCAACGACATCAACGGCGACCTGATCAATCTCTACCGGGTCGTACAGCACCACATCGAGGAGTTTGTCCGCCAGTTCAAATGGGCGCTGTCGAGCCGCCAAGTCTTCCAATGGATGCAGGACCAGCCCATCGATCCGCTCACAGACATCCAACGCGCGGCACGCTTCTACTATCTGCAGCAGCTTGCCTTTGGCGGAAAGGTCCACGGTCAGACGTTCGGCACCGCGACCACCGCACCACCGATCAGCTTCTGCAGAGTCGAGGAGACCCTGTGTGCGGCGCACTTGCGCCTGTCGGGGGTGACGATCGAGCACCTGGCGTGGCATGAGTGCGTGAAGCGATACGACCGCCCGCACACGTTCTTCTTCATGGACCCGCCTTACTGGACAACGGTTGGGTACGGCGTTGACTTCGGGGCCGATCAGTACGAGCAGATGGCCGACATGATCGGCTCGCTCCAGGGAAAGGCCATGATCACCCTCAATGACCACCCCGACATCCGGACAGTGTTTTCCCGCTACCGGATGGAGGAAGTGTCGATCCGCTACTCCGTCGGAACGGGAAGAATGCGTGCCGACAAGCGGAAGGAGCTGGTCATCTTCAACTGGTAG